GGACAGATACTTAATATTTTTTTTGCACCCGTTTCAAGTGCTGCCATAACTGCGACACTAGTCTTTCCCAATCCCATATCATCAGCAAGGATAAATCTTTTGTTTTCAACTAATTTTTGGATTGCTTCTTTTTGATGTTCAAGTGGGGGACGATTGGAATATTTTTCATAGTTAATAACAACATTCTTTACTGTATTGTCTTTAATGATTGAGGCCTTTGGTAACCAAAATTCGTGAAGTTCTTCTTTTTCAAACATCTTACCCCAAATATGATATGCCTTTTCTTTTTCCGCCAATATTTTTTCAACGTAAACCTTTTCGGGAGTAACGGGATATAATTTATCATCCGCAAATTTCTGTGCGAAATAAGCATCAAGAACCGCCCACTTTCTTGCAACCTTTGGTTGTTTATTGTGATTGTTAATTATGTACTCTGCTTGACTTCTTGTGGGGTAAAACTTTTTATTTATCTGTGACTTTCTTTTTAATTCTAAAATATAGTTATTACCACCTTCATAAGTTTCAAGAATAGTTATTGCTCTTGACTCTAAACTTGTTTCCATTTTTATGTAAAAATTATTTTAAATATAGTTATTGTTTATATATTTATCAATATGGAAAAATTAGTACCAATAACAAGATTAGGTAAATTTTTTGGTGGTGACGATTTCAATCTTGAGGTTGAGATGGGAAAAGAATGGCTGGAGGGTGACATGAATTTCACTGTTATTTTATATAGAGTTGATAAATATAAGACAAAAATTGATGATGTTTACGGTGAAACTGTTAAGAATGGGGTTAAGTTTTTACCTCCTATTGAACTAAAAGGTTTAGTTAAAATAGTTCCATCGGTAGAAACCAAACTTGGTAATTCCAAATTGGCACAAGATGAACCGGGTAATATGACGTTTTCTGTTTATCAAAAATATCTTGATGATTTGGAAATTGATATTCAGTACGGAGATTATTTGGGATATTATGAAAGTGAAAATAGGGTTAGATATTATGACGTATCTAATGACGGGAGGGTTGTGTCAGATAATAAACACACTTACGGTGGATATAAACCCTTTTATAGGACAATTGTTGCAACCTATGTAAGTGAAAACGATTTTAACGGATTATGATAATTTTAATAAATGAAAACCAAAAAAAGATTCTTGAAGATTCTTTAATAGGTCAAAAAGTAAAGGTATATTATAACCTACATAAACACACTTTTTCAGTACAAAAAAATAATATTGTTGTATTACACGCAGATTATGTAAAGTTGAATAATGTTGAGTTTAGGGTTAGACAACGTGGAATGGAAAAAGTTAGACAAGAAAAATCAAAGAACGTTCATGCGTTTGTTATTGGTAATTTAGTGGACTATTGTAAATACCCTTGTGATGAAATCCCTGAGGAACCAACCGGAAATATTGTAACCTATAACCCTTACAAGTTTGATAGTTTCGTTTATAGAGACACTGAACTACCCGTATATAATGCAACCGAAGTTGATTTAATTAATTCAAGAAATAAATTATTTGTTATTACCGAAATAAAAAAATAATGGCATATCCAAAACAAATAAAAAAAACATTACCATTAGTTCCCGATAAAGAATTGTCAGAAAGAAGACAAGAGCTTTCTCAATTCATAACAAGAAATGGAACATATCTACCTAAGTCTGTATTACACGCAGATTTAGATAGAGGAATGTTAGATTTTGTTAAAAATGATTTAAAAATAACATCCGAAGGTGAAATAGTACCAATGGTTGATATAATCATTACAACTCAAAATTGGACTCAATATTTAGAAACATGGACTTTTACGGATAGCGATTTTAATCCATTACCTCCATTTATAACTGTAGTTAGAAGTCCGGAAGTTAAATATGGTACAAATCCATCGTTACAATATACAATACCAAATAGAAAACAATTTTATTTTGCGGTGGTTCCAACTTGGAATGGAAATCAAAATGGTGCTGATGTATATACAATACCTCAACCAGTTCCTGTGGATGTTAATTATAGTGTTAAAATTGTTTGTAATAGGATGAGAGAATTAAACCAATTTAACAAAATTATTTTACAAAAATTCTCTTCGAGGCAGGCATATACATTTATTAAGGGACAATATGTTCCAATCGTAATGACAAACGTGTCAGATGAGTCGGTTGTAGAATTGGATAAAAGAAAATTTTATATTCAAAATTATGACTTTACAATGCTTGGATATTTGATTGATGAGGAAGAGTTTGAAGTTAAACCGGCAATATCTAGGGTATTACAAGTTATCGAAATAGATGAATCAAAACCAAAAAGAAAACCTAATAAAGTTGTCAAAGATGATGGTGTTTTTGAATTGTTTTTAGAAATCCCTATTTCCGATACGTCATATTCAAAAACTATGGAGTATACCATAAATATGACAGTAGTTAAAACAAATAATGTTAGTACTTATGATGTTTATATAAACGGAGATTTTTATGGTACTGATATAACACAAATACCCTTAAACACAAATGATTACTTAGAATTTATTATAGTTAAAACTAATAATACAATTTCTTCGTCTATAATGACAAATTGTAAGTTAGTTTAATTTTCACCATATATATCTTTCTTTACTACACATTTTTCTTTAATAAGTAATTCTAAAAACTTATAAATTTTAATTCCTGTAGAATCACAATGTTTTTTTAACAATTCGTGAGATTCTTTAGAAATCTTAATATTTTTTATTTCTTTTTTATTTTTTTCCATAAAGATAAAAAAAGCAGAAAATTAGGCGCTCATTTATAAATACTTTTTAAAAAGTAAAGATTTTTCATTTTTAATGTAATATTTATCTATAAAATAAATCTCTTAGATAAAAATTAATTATGGCAACTACAACTACTACTCAAAAAGTTTTCGTGTCTCCGGGTGTATATACATCTGAAACAGATTTAACTTTTGTGGCTCAAAGTGTTGGTGTTACAACACTAGGACTTGTTGGTGAAACACTACGAGGTCCAGCATTTGAACCAATCTTCATAACTAACTATGATGAATTTACTGCAATGTTTGGCGGTACTGAACCAACAAAATTTGTTAACACACAAATACCTAAATATGAGGCGGCTTATATTGCTAAGGCATATTTACAACAATCAAACCAACTTTTCGTAACAAGAATTCTTGGTTTATCGGGATATGATGCGGGTCCTTCATGGAGTATCACCGTTGATGCAAACGTTGATGGAACAACAATTGGATATAACAACTCAAGTTCATTATTTTCAATTGGTTTTACAGGAACAACCGGAGGAACTTTTGGTTTTACGACTACAATACCTTCACCAATTTTAGAAAATTATACCGTACAATATAGAACTGCCAATGGTAGTGTGTCAACATACGAACAAGATTTTGATGCGTATATTGGAGGTATTATTATAAATAATTCCCTTTCATCAACCACAACAGTTGTTTATGGCTCAGTTCCATCTCCTGACTACGGAACATATATTTCGGGTTTAACAAATATTCAAAATGCGTTTTCATCGTATAATGTTTATTTACCAAGCAATGATTTAACTGCTGCGGCAAATGACACATGGTATTATGCAACTTTTGACAATACAACCGGAAATATTTATTCGGGTTATTCGTTTTTTTATGGTATTTCAGTTTTAACTGATAATGGAGGCGGTAATTATCAAGGAACCATAACAGGTTATAGTTACAATTTTACGGGTACATCTTTTGCAGACTATAACAATCTTGTTATCGCAACACTACGTTCAAGAGGTATATCACAATATAGTAGTACACAACACGGACCACAATATGAAATTACAGGTACAAGTGATGTGAGGTTGGTTACGACCGGTTCATATTCTTCAACACAATCAAATCCATTCTCAACGTTTTTAATTTCAGGTAAAACTTATGATAATAATATATTTTCTTTTGATGTGAGTTTACAAGAATCAGACAGCAAATATATCAGTAAAGTTTTAGGTGCGGATAACTTCGGTAAGAATAGAACTCAGGTTCCGTTGTTTGTTGAAGAAAATTATCCGGGATTATTAAACTATCTTTATAATAAAGGATATATAAAAGGTCTTAACTCTACATTAATTTCGTTAGATAGTGCGAAAAGTTTATCAAACACATCTATTGCGTGGAATTTAGAAAAATATACTAGTCCGTCAACACCATTTTTTGTTTCCGAATTAAGAGGTAATGAAGTTTTTGATTTGTTTAAATTCATATCAATATCAGATGGTACTGCAGCAAATACACAAATTAAAGTTTCAATTGCGGGAATTTCATTTAATAACCAAAATTTTGACGTGTTAGTTAGAGATTTTTATGATACTGATACAAGTCCGGTTGTTATTGAAAAATTTACAAATTGTAACTTGGATATTAATTCAAATAATTTTATCGCCAAAAAAATTGGTTCTTCTGATGGAGAATTCCAATTAATATCAAAATATATTATGGTTGAAATGGCAAATGAATATCCAATTGATGCGTTACCTTGCGGTTTCCGTGGATACAATCAAAGAGTTTATGCAACAACAAATAACATATCACCATTACCTTATTATAAAATAAAATATAACACTCCGGGTGAAACGGTTTATAACCCTCCTTTTGGTAACACATCAGGTGGAGATAATATTTCAACTTCAAATGGAGATAATATTAGAAGAACATATTTAGGTTTTTCAAGTAGATTAGGTAGTGATGATTCAATAGTTCAATATAAGGGTAAACAAAATCCGGTATCTAATTTTGACACCGCAGTTGACTCTGACGAGTGGAGTTATAGAACTAGAGGATTCCACATGGATTCAGGTGCAACCGTTATTACAATTGCAAATTCATTCAACACAAGTGGTGAAACGGCTTTTGATTGTGGTATTGCATCTTTTAGGTCTGAACCAACAACTCAACAAAATCCATATTATTATATCTACGCTAGAAAATATACCGCATTTTTTGCGGGTGGTTTTGACGGATGGGACATCTATAGAGAATACAGAACAAACGAAGATAGGTTTAAATTAGGAGGTACAGGTTATTTGGCGGGTGCTTCGGTTAGTACAAGATACCCAACCGCAACTGGTTATGGTATGTTTAAACAAATAACTGTTAATCAAAACACGGTTGATTGGGCTAATACCGACTATTACGCATATCTTTTAGGTATACAAACATTCTCAAACCCTGAGGCAACAAATATT